GGCGACCACCTGCGCTTGATGTCGACGGCGACAGGACGTCCAGCGTACGTTAGGTGATCTACATCGAAAGGTTCCAACCTTCCGGGAAGTAGACACTTAACCAGTGCACCACTCCCATCAAGAGGACTTTTCCTCTTGCGGGGTGTTACTACCATAGCCTTGACTAGAGGTTTATGGAGTGTTGGATGCTCTCTTTCGGATGCGTATCCGAGAGAGCTCCAGCGCACTAGCCCGGGAGACGTATCTAGCCCATTAGGGAACGGTATGAAACGTTCAATAACGGTATCTAGATACCTCGCTGATTTCCAGTACCCCGCTTTAAAAAGCCGGTTCCTGAGAGATACAGTCGAGACAATCTCCTGAACGTCGCCGCGTTGTTGGGGAAGAGGATGACGAACACGACTAATGGATACATCGTGATTGTCAAAGAATTCTTTCCCGCAAGACTCTCTGAACTTACCAGTCCAGAAAGACTTGCTACGGTTAACTAGGAACCCGTAGGCTTCTAGCTCCGAAACAACGCATTCTACGTACTCTGTGGGGACGATGATATCATCTCCATAGACACGTACCCTTCCGTAGAACGACTTAATGTCGCCTACGGTAAGCGTTCGGTTAAGCGCCTTTTCAATTCCTAGGAAGACTACGGTAGTAAATACCATGGCTTCAAAAGGAAAGCAAAGCGCTGAACCCATAGACGCGAACTTGGCAAGGCGTTTAACGCCATAACCAGGTACATCAGCCTTCCGTGACCGACAGGCATCGACAGCTCTAAACATAGAGCCGTGATACCTGAGGAGAGCACGTACATGCTGATTGGAAACTCGATCACTTGCTTCACTAAGGTCTAGTGTGGCAAGGGATTGGTCAGATGAACCAATCCTAGCCAAGAGCTGATTAGGCTCTTGATCTATGAACCTGATGAAATTGAAAGCGTGGTCATCGCGCTCAATTTCATCAACCAACAGTTGCAAGATTGCCTGCTGTGTATATTGCATACAAGTAGGCTCAATTGCAATGATGCGGGGAGTTTTCAGCGTTTTAGGAACAGTGATGACCCTAACGGGCATCTCTGCTCCGGGTTCGAGGAAGTGGAGGTCTTGATAAGCTGCGAGATATTCACTATAGGACGAGAAAGCAAACTCGGCCATAGGAAACTCGCTTTCAAGACGCGTGGTCCAGACTCGCTGGTTGAACTTGTCGTTACCGACAAGCCGATCAGCCGTCGCACCGGGTCCGTGCTTGGGAAATATACCATTGGTATAGACAGCCTTGTCACATCTGGACAAGAGCTGACCCCAGAGCTTAACGGACATACGCATGAATGTCGCCCTCTTAGAGGGAAAACTGACATCCGATCTCCTAACTTCCTTCTCACACTCGATGTACTTGGCGATAGCATTGTCGACCCTTGTATCACTACAAGGCAGGTTTATCTTGCCAAAAGCAAGACAGACCTGACGAATCGCAATGATAGCGTCAATGGAAGGTACTTCGAGTAACCGACCGCTGTCGCGTTCGAATACGAGATCCATCAACCCACCTAAAAATAGGGGAGTTGAGCCTCTCTTCCGGAATCCGGAAAAGAGGTCGGGACTGACGAAGCTGTGATCCAGAGCAATCTGGAAATCATCACAAAACTTCGGTAAGGATATCGTTAAAAACGATAACCCCTCGTGTTCGTAACGAGTCGTGATAGTTTGATAATCACGACTGGTACTTACGTGACACCAGCTACCTGCATCAGCAAGTAGCTCTCTTGCTAGTAGCATCAGGCTTTTCACACTACCTCCTAACAGAGGGACGTGTCCTTAGCCATGACGCTGCCACCCACTCTACAGAATCCTCGAGTTTTTGTCACAAAGACAAAAGCTGCAATGATCCCGAGAACCTGTCTCCTCAAGAAAGAGAAGATAGGAGACCAGAGCTGTGAATGGTATCCCTATGAAGATAATAAGGATTATACCCACGAAATGAAGTGGGTGTATTCTCCAGGCCTCTTCTAAGGCCTGAAGAAACCTAGCTCTCACCACCAAGCAACTTGGTGATGGCCGCACCAGAAGAAGCATTCAGCCAAGCGATGAAACCATCGATGACTTGCTTCTCCTCGGCAACCGAATATCCCTGAAGAGGGACATCGACGACGAGGTAACAGGACATGCTTCGCAGCACGTTCTGAGCACTGACCAAAGGGTCAGGCGCGATCTTCTGGTGATCAATTCGAACCGTTCGGCGCTGACGCTTGCCATAGGCATGCTGAGCACTGAGCTTGACGAGACCATCGTTGGACTGAAACGTCCCAGCGTTGATCCCGCTGCCGACTCTCGGAAGAGAGACGGCAATCGAATTGATAGTGACGGACTGCGGATCGGCAAAAGCCATGGCACTACTCCAAGAGGTGATCTCCAGTTACCAACTGGAAACTTAGATTACCACTGGATTCAGTGATAACCGTTTTCTCTCCTAAAAGAGAGATCTCGGCGACCTGGTCATGCCAAGTGCACCGAGGATTGCCCACTGACGACTGGTAAAGTCGTTAGGATTAAGGGCAAAGCCGAAAGGCGTGCTTCTCACCCGCTCTTTCTTGGTTATTCGCCAAGTCGAGTGGATGGACTGCTCGAATCCCCCATAAGAGGGGAATATCGAGGTGGAGGTGTAATGGTTAAAATGCGTTGTACGCATTAAATAACCCCACCTCAGCGCGAGGTTGTCATGACCAAGAGCAGTCATATTGGTTATATTTACACCAATATTGACCTCCCAGTCAGCCAACCAGCTCCATGGAGTCAGCTCCCAGAGGACGTCCGGAGTAATCCGAACACCAATTAGGCGATTTGCTAATTGGACGTATCGCTCCATCCTTCCAAAGAATGAATCATCTTCGGAAAGTAGATACGAATACGCTCCACTGAAATAGTACTTCTGTTCAAGAACAGAAGACGCGTGAGCTGACGCAGACCGTCCATAGACCATAAAGGAATTGATCTCAGGTGCACTGAAGCTACCGTAAACGGTATTATCAGGAGGCAACTTGATCACAAAGTTCGGGGCATTAGTCCCATACCCGAATTGGTATTCGGGATAAACTTTGGTTTCCTTAATGGGCTTGAACCCTCTGTGACGATGCACAGTCTTCCCAGAATCACGGCGATACTGAGCAAGTATCTTACCCGCGTTCTTGAAAGCCTTTGCAAAATCCTTTACGTCTTTAACGAACGGTTTCCACCCAAATTCTACGTTGAGGTACTCACTTCCCATACCATGGAAAGCGTGCGCCCGCTCGCGGAATAAAGCGGAATGTCCGATAAGACGTGGGAGACCTTCATGAAGTTCTCCAAGGAACGTCGCAGCACCTGCTACCGGCAAGGTCGGGATTGTCTTCGAAATCGCGTAAGTACCTTTTGACTCGTCTATAGACGGAAAAGAGGCACTAGGCACGATATTGGCAATAGTGCTAGAAGCACTACCGTCAAACGAAGTGTTCAACCCACAACCAGGGTAGAACAATCCAATAGGGCCGTAGTATGACGTTTTACCGTCAAGGCTCTGAAGCTTACCCACAGTGGGTAGCTCCCTCACGATTTTAATCGTAGAGAATGGATGTCCCCGATCATACTTAGACGTCGCGGGAAGTGAGAACCTCTCCATGAGAGGATCAATATTTCCCTGAAGTCTTTGTATGTCGAGCAGGTCCTCGTCGGCAACTTGTTGCCGAGGATCTGTTAAAGCCTTTTGAAAAGACTTACCAGATCTGTACGAGGTGGTCTGCTGGACAGCAGGCTTCCAACCGTTGGAATATACCTTAGAGACGTCAAAAACGTCATCCTTGAGTAGACCCCCTGTTGAGACATTTCTACGAGAAAAGTAGAAATTCTCATCAGTCATACGGGAGGAAGTTACTGTACCAGCCATGGAAAGCTCCTTTCAGCTAGTAGAGCAAGCCCAGCAGTTACACTGTATAACTGGGGCTTATAGCAGAGTGTCCGCAAAAGCGGACAGGCACGAAAGTACCGGGAGGGCCCTAAG